ATTTATGCGGGTTTGCGGGGTTTGATACCGAGTTCAAATCTCCCTTCCGCTACTATTTTTTTAAAATTGAAAACCTTGTGAAGCCTTGATTTTACTGGAAGAAAGGAGATTCTGAATGGTGCCTTTTCTGAAAGTAAAAATCAAAGGTAACACCAAAGGTAACACGAACAAACGTACGAACGCTTAAGGTGTTCTTTTTTTATTGCAATTTTGGCGGTGATACGGCGGGAAACAGGCGTTATTTAGACGGTATTCTGGCGGTTTTACCGTCTTTTTTTATGCCACAATATAAGCAAAGGGAGGGATGATAATGTTTTCTGACGATGTTCTTGAGAAAATTTTTGCCAGAAAAGAATTGCAATCATTAGATTTGTCAACGCAGTCATCTATCATTCACGCAATCGAGGATGTTTTGGAGGAGGTTGAAGAAAATGAACATGAACGGAGTTTATCCGGCACCGGGATATAGTCAGCAAATTCCTTATCAGGCATCATATGGGTATAATCCATATGGTAATCAGCAAAGAATTGAACAGCCGCAAAATTATTTTCAACCGGCGCAAACACAGCAAATTCAGCAGACACAAATGACGCCTATTGGAATAAATGGGAAAATTGTGCCTTCTGTTGAAAATATTACTGCAAACGATGTGCCGATGGATGGAAGCGTGGCGTTTTTCCCAAAGCAGGATATGTCGGAAATATACGCCAAAAGCTGGAACTCAGATGGTACAATCCGCACAATCGTTTTTAAGCCGGTTTTAAATGATATGACTAACAATTTATCGCATGAGACGGAAAAAATGAAATTTGACCTATCAGACGAGTGCACAGGGGCATTTATGGGAAAGTTTGACGAACTGTTTGGGAAAATTGAACAGTTAGAGGAACGTATTGGTAAAATTCCGGTTCCACAGAAAAAAACTTCTCAAATTAAAAAGGAGAGTGAATCCGAATGAATCTGATGCAAATGATTTTGAACCAAATGATAAATTCTCCGCAGATGCAAAACAATCCAATGGCTAAAAATGCCATGCAGATGTATCAAAGCGGAGATACGGTCGGACTTAAGACAATGGCGGAGAATCTCTGCAAAGAAAGAGGAATTACAGTAGATGAAGCAAAGCAAAAGGTTATGAGTATGTTTAATCATTAGTACATTTTGGGTTGCGCGCACAATAACCGGTTATCCCATTTGTAAATAAATCAGATGGAGGTAAACAAAATGTTTAATGGAAACGCATCTCCTAGTCTTGCTGATATTGCAGCAGTGACAGGAAACGGAAGAAACAATGATGGCATGTGGGGCGGCGATGGCTGGTGGGCTATCATTATCTTCGCTATGATTTTTGGCTGGGGCGGCTTTGGCGGCAATGGCTGGGGAGGAAACGGAGGCATGGGAGCGACAGCATCTGCATACACCGACTCTGCAATTCAGCGTGGATTTGACACGCAGGCTATCATCGGGAAGTTAGATGGTATTGCAAATGGTCTCTGTGATGGATTTTACGCACAGAATACCGCCGTTATGAACGGTTTCCATGGTGTAGACAATGCAATCTGCAACCTTGGATATCAGACGCAGCAGGGATTTAATACCACAAATGTAACACTTATGCAGGCACAGAATGCTTTGCAGTCCCAGCTGGCTAATTGCTGCTGTGAGACCAGAGAAGCTATCCAGGGCGTGAACTACAATATGGCGCAGAACACCTGTGCGCTGCAGAACACCATGAACAGCAACACGAGAGACATTATTGACAGTCAGCAGGCAGGAACAAGGGCAATCCTTGATTACCTGTGCCAGGAAAAGATTTCTTCCTTACAGGCAGAAAATAACGACTTAAGAAGAGCCGCTTCACAGGATCGCCAGTCTGCATTGCTCACTACTGCAATGTCGGCACAGACCCAGCAGATCATCAACGCTGTAAATCCAGCTGCAATCCCGGCATATGTTGTGCCAAATCCTAACGCTTATGCGTATGGTTGTGGATGCAACACAGGATGTAGCTGCTAAAAGTAGTTGCTACACAAAATTGAATAATTGAGTATCTTAATTGAGTTTAACTCGACTATGTCTGCAAAAGCAGTATTACTTATAAGCGCAAAGGGCAGACTGAAATATGTTTGCCCTTTATTTCATGAATAGGAAGGTAGAATACATGGACGAAATTAAAAATAAATTTATCGAAGCAATCAAAAAGATTGATTTTGAAAAGCTTAACATTTCGGAGCTTAAAACTCTTGCGGAAATAACTGGATCAGTAGAAAAAATGGCAAAAAAAGATTATTCTGAGCTATTGATGGAAAAATTTTCTCCAGACCACGGATTTGTTTTTTCGAGCTCCGATACAAAAACAATAGCAGAATTAAAATAAGGAGGTAATATTATGGCAGAATTTACAGGAATTGCATTACAAACAGTTGCACAGGGCGAAGATGTAGCACTTACAGAAACTCCGGTATGCGCAACAAAATGCATTGTTCATAGACAGGGAAGCGGCATTGTTAAATTAAGAGGACTTACAAATCAGTGCCGGGCAAGATTTTTGGTATCTTATTCCGGAAACATTCAAATTCCTACAGGTGGCACAGTTGAAGCTATTTCACTGGCTATTGCAATTGATGGAGAACCGTTGCAGTCAACTCGAATGATTGTTACACCGGCGGCAGTTGAAAACTTCTTTAACGTTTCGGCGCAGGCATATGTGGACGTTCCTCGCGGTTGCTGTGTTACGGTAGCGGTACAGAATACGTCTGCGCAGGCAATCGAAGTTCAGAACAGCAATTTAATTGCAGTCCGGGAAGCGTAAGGAGGGCGGTTTTATGGATATTAAGAGAATGCACGAAATGATCGAAAAACTGTCTGAAAGCGCAGAGTGTGAGTTTGCAAAAGGTATCGAATGTGTAGATACAGAAGAGATGGGAAAAGTCACGGACATGCTTAAAGACCTTGCGGAAGCCATGTATTACCGGACGCTTACAAAATCAATGGACGAATCAGACCCAGAGCAGGTTCTTGATATGTTTGAGCGTTACGGAGACGGCAGACGGTATTATGACCGTTACCGGTATGCAGACGGCAGATTCGCGCCAAAGGGAAGAGGTACGCGCCGCGGATATGAAGAACCTCCGTACTGGCACATGACACCGGAAATGTACCGGGAAATGGAACACGACCGTGATATGGATCGTCACTCTGGCAAAATGTATTACACAGAGCCTACAATTGCGGCAGATGGCGGTATGCGTGACCGCAGAGAGGGTAAAAGCGGAATGAGCCGCAGAAGCTACATGGAAAGCAAAGAGCTTCACAAAGGCAATACGCCGGAGGACAAGGACGCAAAGATGCATGACCTTGAAAAATACATGAAAGAGCTTTCGGAGGATATGGCGGAACTTATCTCCGACATGACGCCGGAAGAGCGCACAATGACAAAAAGCAAGCTGTCAACGCTTGTTTCCAAAATGTAATGGCAGGGGCAGAAATGCCCCTGTTTGTTTGAACATTGACAACTGAATATCAGCTAGTGATTTGTGGATTTGGAAATTTTTCAAAAAGGTATTGACTTTTTGTGCGTACTATTATATATTAAATGTGCGCACAGAAAGAAGGTGCTGAGAATGTCTCCACGCACAGGCAGACCTAAAGTTGACAATCCTATGAATGAAAGACTTTATGTTCGAGTATCGAAGCAAGAAAAAGATGAAATTATGAAATTTTCATCAGAAAGTGGATATTCCATATTAGAACTTATAAGAGCGGGGATTGAAAAGCTAAAAGGTCAAAAAAAATAAGAAGTTGCCACGCTACCAACGAAAACAACTTCTTATCAACCGAGATAACTCTCTGTGAAATATTTTATCATAGAGAGTATCTCTTTTCAAGAAAAAATTGAAAGGCAGGAAAAATCTATGAGAGAAATGTATATTGAAGAAATTACCAAAAATCTGAATGTACTCAGCGAACACTTTTTAAAATGTGTGTGGATTTTTACAAGTAACCTTGCATCCGACAAGAAAGGCGGTGCGAGATGAAAGAACAGCTGATAACGGAAATCCAGAGCATACAGGACGAAAAATTTTTGCAGTTTATTTTGAACACAATTATTTCATTTAAGCAGAAATGGGGGATTTGCTGATGAACGATATTCAGATTTCAGAAAACAAAGAAGAACTGACACTGACAACTATCGACATTGCGGACATGATGGAAATGCCGCACTGGCAGATTTTAAGAAAGCTGGACGGAACGAAAAAAATCAAAGGAATTATACAAATTTTAGGAGACAACAAAATTGTTGTCACCGACTATTTTATACCGTCTACATACTTATCTGAACAAAATAAGGAGATGCCATGCTACAAAGTAACCCGCATGGGCTGTGAGTTCCTCGCAAACAAATTTAACGGGGAAAAGGGAATTGTCTTTACTGCTAGATATGTGAAACGATTTCACGACATGGAACAAGCGCTGAAAAAACCGCAGCCTGCAATTACGGAGAAAGACCCGTTTGAGCACTGGGAGATTCGATGGAAACATGAAACGGAAACATGGTTTTCAAAGAACAACTGGAAGTTAAGTATAATCCTGGAACGGTTTGGTTGGACTCGAAAATTTTTATATCACAAGATTCTCGTGGAATTATCGGATCTGCATAACTTACGCGCAATCGAAAAGGCATATTACGCCAGTTATGGATATCCACCGGAATACGCTCTTGATCTGCTTGATTTCAATAGAGACCTCAACGATACGGCGACAAGATACATCAATTACCTACTTATTGAAGAATAAAAGGTAAAATAAGCATGAATTTAGAAACCACTAGCTGATATTTGGCTGGTGGTTTCTTTTTTGGAGGTAAAATATGTTTTTGATAAATGGTATTGAATGGAAAATAGAATTTGTTCACAGTGTAAGCGGCAAGCTGATGCGCTCTGATGGCTCTACCAGCCTTGCTGTGGCAGATTGGAACGACAGGGCTATATATGTTTCAGATAAACCTAAAAACGTCTATTTACGCAAAATACTGGCTCATGAGCTTTGCCATTGTTTTTGTTTTTCCTATAACATTCATATGCCGATTGAGCAGGAAGAGTATCTCGCGGACTGGATAAGCCTGTATGGGGCAGATTTGATTTATTTGCTGGATGATTTGATGGCAAACATTGATTGGAGGGCGGCATAGTGGACAAAATAGACGATTTACTTCATTACGTTCAGAAGACAAACCCTGGGATGACAAGAGAGAAATTGATAGATGAATTAAACAAAAGCGATTATACCGCAAAAGCTTTGCTTTTTACTTCGGAAAACTTTCGGAAAAATTTTCAATCCCCCCTACCTTAAGAATTGGACAAGGATTTTTAATTTTGGATTTTTAAAAATTTTTTGAAATTTTCGCCCAGATATTCGGAAAAAATTTGATACCCCCCTAGGGTCAGATTTCGGCACAAAAAAGCGTTTTCGAGATTTTGAGAATTCTGTCAAGATTTTTGAAAAATTTTTTTGAAACTTTTTTGCAAGCGTAGGCTTAGATTGCACTCAACCGTGTTCTGGACGCACTCGATCTTGCTATGTGCCGTCGTCCCTTTGGAAGCGCTGAAATAATGCAGACGCGGAAACCTCCGCACAAATGCACAAAATGAGTACAACAAATAAAGCAAATGTCTACGTGACATTGCAATTATAGGCGCGCACATGCCCACAAGCCATTATATGCACAAGACATCCAAAATGTCAACGCGCAATGCATATGCTTTTTGTCAACAAGTATAAACAAAAAAAGGCACAGCTCGCCAGACAATACCATAGTGAGATAATGACGATATGCATATTTGCGCGCATTTTATCTCTTTGCACGCATATTTGCGCGCTGTACTCCACGGTATACGGATAAAAGCAAGCCGGGGGAATTGCCCCCGGAACATTGCACCGCCTGCACTTGCTTAAATGATAACACCCAATTTCATGCAATCCATTTTCCGATCACAAAGGGCGCGCCACTTTTCGGGATCCCCTTTGATGTTTTCGGCGGTTCTGGTTTCCGCCCATTCGTTCCGCGCTTTAATGTATGCGCTTTTTGCATCGTCTTTTTTTGTTTGTAAGTTTCCCATAAATCCCATAATTTAACCATCCTTTCATTGTGCGCCCTGTCTCATCGGTGCAGGTGGGGCAGTTCCTGCAGACCGCCGCTCGGGCGGTTTCGACTATTCGCAAATTTTCCGAAAGATGTCTATTGTAATATTTGCAGCGGCTCTTTTTTTATCCGAAACGTAGCCGCGGCGCTTGCTTTTCAAGGCTTTTTCTGCCTGCTTAAGATTTCCAATTCCCCAGTTTCCGGCTTTTTCAAGTTTTTCCCATTCTTCCGGCGAAACCTTTATAGCTTTAAGCGTTTTCGGGTTAATGCTAAAGCATTTACTGTCTTCTGGGTGCAAAAGCTGACACAGCGGAATATATTCATGCGTTCCCATGTTCTCGCCGATATTCCAGACAAAAAATCCTTTCGGAATTTTTGTGACAATCTCAAAAACGTCTGTTTTACCAATTGCTGTAGTGGTATAAATTTTATTGTTTTCAATTCTTAAATTTTCCATAAATTCCCTTTCTGGTCTGCCATCGTCAGAGCCGCGGCGACCGGTCCGCGGCTGACGCTCCAGCTTGGAGCGTTTCGGCTATTTGAACATATACGCAGGTGCTTGAATTGATCCGCCATCACATGCGGCGTATATTATCAATTCGCCTTCCTTTTTGTATGAATAATAATATACGCATTTTATAGCGTTTTCCTGGTCGTTATAGCCGTATGTGATAATGTCCCCCGGCTTGTGTCCTGTCTCATCGGCTGGCAATTCCATATATAAATTTTTGTATTCCTCACATTCTTTTGCATAAGGGCAAGCCGCACAATCTTTTTCGTATTTTTCACATTCCTTTGTAAGCAGGTTTTCCAGTTCTACAAAGCTTTCTTTCATGTTCATTTCCTCGCTTTCCTGTGCTTCATTTGATAGTTGTATTATAGTATATGCAAGGCACAAAAACAATTGACATAATATACAAAATGCAAGGCACAAAAACAGACCTATATTGTGAAAAATATGCAAGGCACAAAAAACTATAACAGGAGACGAGCCCATATTGACATACAAGGCACAAAAGGCTATAATATACAAAAAAGAATATAGGAAGGTGGTAAGTTAAATGGAACATAAAACAAGCGAAGCAAAAAGGCGTGCAATATATAAGTATGACGATAAGTTTGAGCGAGTTAATTGCAGGTTTTCCAAAGGCACCAAAGAACGCATTGAAAGGCTGGGGTATAAGAGCGCAAACGATTTTATCAAGTTAGCGGTAGTGGAGAAACTGGAACACGATGAAAAAATTCTTAGATAAGGCACAAAAAAGATATTGACATGCAAGGCACAAAAGTATATAATAATATTGTCGAAAGGCAATAGGCGAAAGCCAGAAAGGGGAAGCATGGACGAAGATATGAGCGTATTTAAAAGTTACTTAAGAAGACTTTTGCAGGATCTGAAAGACCTTAAGGAAGTATTGAAGGCTAAGGATTATGAGAAAGCTGAAAAAATGGTTGACCGCCTCATAGACGACACCCAAAAGGGCATAGAGGACAATTAAGCACCAAGCAACAAAGGGCGGCGCAAAAGCCGCCCAGTAACCAATAAACAAGATAAAAAAAGGAGAATGAATTATGAAAAACACATGTATAAACGAGTACGGAAAAGAAATCAATTATGCAGTAGCTGAGAACTTAATGGATGACGATTTGCGCGAGGAGATCCACCGAGAGTTGGCGCCGTGCTCGGAGCAGGAGTTTTTTGATGAGTACGCGAAGCGGCACGAGGAGAAGTTCGGCGAGGTTTGGGAGTTGGCAAAAGAAAACCCGCAGTATTAAAACATAAAGCAATTATTAACAGGCAGGCGTTAGGTCTGCCTGTATTTGCTCGAAAAGGAGATTTTTATGATTAAAAAATGCGTGATTTGCGGCAAAGAATTTAAGTGCTCCCCAAGCGACAAAAAGGTTACGTGCTCTTCCGGCTGCAGATCAATAAGGGCAAGCCGGACGCACAAAGGCAAGCGGAACAAGTGGAGCGAGGCGTCAAAAGAAAAGTTAATGGGGAAAGGGCTGACTAACAACCTACAAAAAGGCACGCCGGCAGCCAAAAAAAGCCCTAAGAGCGGTCGGTATGAAACAAACGTAAATGCCAAAAACTGGCACCTTATATCCCCAGACGGCAAACATTATTTTTTTAGATCATTAAATTTTTGGCTACGGGAAAACTGCGAGGAGCTATTTGATTGCGCCCCGGACAGCGCACAATTTCGGAACATAACATCAGGGTTAAGCAGGGTTAAACGGTGCGTCATGGGAAAACTTCCGCCGGATCAGCGCCCAGGGTACACATACAAGGGTTGGACGGTTGCCCCGACAGGAGACGACATCATAGATTTAGCGCCAGGCGGACAAAAGAAAAGCAAATGATCTGGTGATAAAGGGAGATATTTTCTATCTCTCTTTTTTGATCTATTTTAACGTTTATGCTTTAAAGCGATAAATTTTGTATACAGAATGGATACGAAATGGAAACGTAGATAAGATTAGATTAGTATATCCTCTCAAATACATTGTATTTTTTTATCAAGGAGTAAATAATATATAATATATATCAACAGTACAAAAAACATAAACTATATATTTTAACGCGCGCGAATATAATCTATATATGCGATATACCCAGTAGTTTAAATTTATACTTGACAAAGGCTATACACAAATGATATTGTTATCGTAAATTAAAAAGCATCCGGGCAACAGAGAGCGCACAGGACCCGGAGAACGGAAACGGAAGTCATGCAGCCGGTACAGTTAAGATCTTGATGATCTCGATTGTATCGGTTTATTTTTATGATCCAGAAATGAGGTATATATATGTCAGATACAGAGAGAGCGGAAAGAGTAGATATAGACGAGATATACAAAGATGACATTGACAAATATATACACCTCTGGATGGATGACAGAAATATAACAGACATGTGTAAGGTATCACAGAACAGATGGTATAATTGTTGTCAGTATGTATGTGACAATGTTTTTAAGATCAACCCTGTATACCTTAAAGATGACAATAATATTAGCAATCAATATGATATTGATAAGGTTAATAAAGTCTTAGATATATATATAAGACTTTGTAACGATTTTGAAAAAGTTATAAATATAGTTGGGTTTACTTTTTTTACCGGCATACATAGAGATACACTTAACGGATGGGTAAATGGCGAAAGGCTAGGCTCCACGGCTTCCGACATTTGCAAAAAGATTGACCAAATGAGGGAGGAAAGTCTTGTAGGTTTGCAGATCTCCGGAAAAAACAATCCCATGTGCTACATGCCGTCGCTCAACAAGTACTGCGGCTTTAATATGCCTGGCGTGAGAGACCAGGGAGCCAGAGCCAGAGCATTGACAGCTTCGGAGCTCCCCAAACTGGGAAACGGGAATTGTGCGAGATTGCCGGACAACTTTGACAATTCGAGACCGAACAGCAGTGAAATTGTGATAGACAATTCAAACAATTTAAGCCCCAGTATTTAAGCGCCTTACGCCGCATGCTTTCGTTTAAACAGTTTAAGAAACTTAGGTTTAACGAATAGTTAGAACGCAAACAGAGAATTGCACGAACAATTAGAATAATTTAAAGCAAAGGAAAACGCCGGAAGAAGCAGCCAACAGGAGGGGGAGGGGGTTGCAAAAGCCCAGAAGGAGCTGCCTACTAAGTCCCTCAAATATCCTCAAAAACAAAAAGGCATGTCTATCATGGAGGGACTATACAAGATCACTCAAAATCACGAAACCAATAGAATCGGATTCTGAAATTAGTTTCCAGGATATGGTCAATAGGAAAATAGAATACTTGACCGAAGTACATTCGGAAGTTGTAGACATAAAGTGCGGGGTATACAGAATCGGATATAGCACATGGTATAGTGCGATAATACTTTATCGATAATCACATCAAAGACAATCAAATCAAATTCACATCAGACAAAATTCAAAGGTTACACTCGATAATAAAATTCAAAAAGATTCCAAAAGGAAGCAAATAAAATGTTAGAAATGTGTTTTAATTGCGATTATTGTGAAGAGCAGAATGGAGATTACTTTTGCACAAACAATGAGAGCGAATATGTCGGAGATTATGTAGAAAAAGAGTTTTCTTGTCCGGATTGGGACGGATCGGAGGAAGATGAATGAGGGTTGTGTCACAGAAAAAAGATGCTTCATATGATTTTAACCGGACCGAATTTAGAACAAGCTATGAATGCATAAGCGCTACTTTTGATGGAAGAACTTTTGTCATTGGGAAATATGCTACACCAGAACGAGCGGCAGAAGTATTTATGGACATGCATAAAGCATATGCGCCTGTACAGGTAGTTTGCACAAATATGGACGAGAAACAAGTTTCTGCATTAGTTTCAGCATCACAAAATACACCGATTAGATGCGTCAAGATGGATGATCCAAGTATGGCAATAACAGTATTTGATAACATTGTTTACTATATGCCGGAGAAATAGATTGCTTGCATTGCTCGTTTGCCAAATGGTAAGGCACTGGATTTTGATTCCAGTATTCGCAGGTTCGAATCCTGCTAAAGAAACTTGTGAGAGGAAAACAACCATGGTAATTATTAAAACGATTATATCGACGCTGGATGTTATTTTTATGCTGATACTATTTGTATCTGGCAGAGAATCCAAAGACAAAGAAACAGCAATTGCATTATGGGTACTTGTGATGTTACTGTTGCTGAACATGTTTCTGATGTGGAGGTAACAGAATGTTTTATAGTCCAATATTTGGTATTTGCTTTCAGCTGCCTATCATTTGTGCAGAGGAAAGAATACATATAACAAAATCAAAGGAACCGGACAGCACCGGAGATTTACTCAATCTGGATAGCGACGCAGAGCACCAGAGTGAGAAATCGGAGCATCCAGTATAGCTAAACAAAATTTTAAATTACTGGCAACTTGTAAGAGTTGCTTACAAGATAAAAATCCTACATTGCGGCATTTTAATATGCCGTAGCGGAACGTAGCTCAGTTGGCAGAGCACTCGGCTTATATCCGAGCGGTCGCAGGTCCGATTCCTGCCGTTCCGATGGAGGAATGGGTTTAACGATCCATTCCGTAAATTCTCCTTCTTGGTGTTTTTCATGACACATCCTTTCGCCACTAGGACGATTCTGTTAAGGGCGGTGCGAGACCGTCCGGTGGTATTTGCCGCGGAGCGCGGCATTAGGCGTAAGACTATATGGTGATGAATGATGATCGTTCCGTAATTTGCTGACAAGCAATCCATATAGCAGTCAGACTTGATAGTTCGGGTGCCTATCCCACGGTGCCTGAGCTGTCAAAGATATAATTCCCCCATATAGTTAGGCAGTGGCAGAATGGGTATTGCAGGTAAAGAAACCTATCGGTAAGAGTGTTGCCAAGTGGCAGACGGGCGATCATCCGTAGTCAGCAACCACACCTTTTCTGAAGCCGATAATGCAAGGTTCGAATCCTTGCCTGTCTAAGCGGTCAAATTATGCTGTTTGCTTGCATGCGCTCTATGGTTTGGCTGTAATCGGCATTTTGTATGCCTAGTGCAACGCATGGCACGATAAACATTATTGCTAACCGTCTGATGGCGGTTTCGGAACGTAGCTTAATTGGTAAAAGTGGCGTGTACACGGAAAACAACAACGAGAGCCGGATTGAAGGTTCGAATCCTTCCGTTCCGATGGTGCCGAGCTGATCTGATACTGTATGCGTAGCGCGGTCGCGTACAGAGATATGGAGTGAGGTGTCCGCGCATTTTGGGGAAGCGGCAACGATTGGCGGTGTTGCGGCTGACTGTAAATCAGTTTCCAAGTGGTAAACAATAGAGGTTCGATTCCTCTCTTCCCTATTTCACTCAACTCCCTAAAAACACTGTTTGGCAGGTGCGTGGTAGACAGTTGTAATGGATGGGTTGTTTAAGAAATCGCACCATCAAGATGCAGTGTTCCCATAATGGAATTGGAGCCGGTTGCTATCCGGTCGGGCGTTTATTCGCCTTGTAGGTTCGAATCCTACACACTGCGTTTGCCCGAACAAAATTGGGTGTTGATGTGTGACGGAATAGGTAAACGGAATTGTCGTAGAGAATTGGTTGAAACCGACAACATAGATGACCAGATTGTACACTCCTGCGTGGTGCAAATCCACGCCACATCAATTTTGTATATCCGCTTAGTAAGGTGCTTTAATTAGAGGTATGAGCATGATTTTAAACTGTGTAAATTGTGGCGCACCAATTGAAAGTGACAAGAAAGCGTGCCCTTATTGCAAAACTCCATATGGTTTACGTACAAAGATAGAACTGGAACCATATATTGATTCAAACGGAAGGATTTGCAGACATGAACCGGAAATGATAGAAGTAACAACTTTGGAAGATTGTGAACATAGGTTTATTAGGAAGTAATTGAAATGTGTGATTTTTGCAATGGGAAAGAATCATATAAAACTGCATATGGAGAATTTAAAATCAAAAAATTGGGCTATATAAATGTTATTCAATGCCATATTGATAAATGTCCACAGTATGCTAAATGTTGTAGCAATGGAATGAACGTAGCGATAGCAATGGAAATTGAATTTTGCCCGATGTGTGGTAGAAAGTTGGTGGAAGATGATTAAAGAAGCGTTGCTTGCCTGTTCAAATAAGGGAACTATAACGCTATCACTTGATGGAAAAATGGTAAAGGGAGTAGTAGGCATTGATAACATATCAGGTATCTACTCAAAAGACACAGCAAAGGAAATTACAATAAGAGTAATTGCGAACGAAGTTAAAGTTAAACTGCCAAATGGAGAAATAAAGGATATATCAGAAATGTAGAAAGCTGGTGTAGAGGTGGATCTTGCAGAAGCAAAAGAAAAGTTTTATCCAGAATACAAATACGCACTTGTTAGTGTCAAAAGCAACAAACCGCATTCACTTTATGTTGATAGAAAAACAGCCGAAGAAGAAAGATGTGATTTATGGAAATGTTATGGTTCTGTGTTAATTGTTATTGATTTGTCAGAGGTGTAAGAATGAAACATCAAAAAGAATGGCGCACTTGCGACAGGTGTGGTGCAGAAATCAAAAAAGGAATATTGTGTGGAAATTCGATTACAAAAAATGGCATTTTAAATGTCACATACGACTTGTGCGATAAATGCATGGAAGATTTTGAAAGGTTTATGAAAAATGATTGTAAATATCAATAACAGCACATACGAGATGAACAGCAAACAGTACAAAGCAGTTCTTGATACGGCGAGCAAAGCTGTTACCTGCGGCATATACGCTGTGGAAAAGAACAAGGTAGCAATCATGCTTAGAGAGGAATATAAAAGCAAGGAAGAATTGAAACAGGCGGTTGAAAATTATACAGAGAAAGGGTTCAAGGTGCATTGGAAATGAAGAAAACACGTTCAAAAATTATAATCAAAACTAGAAAAGGCGGTTACACAAAGATTTATGCTAACGGAAAATGGCAAAAGGGAGTGTATAATATTGATTTCCATGCTGACTGCACGCCATTGAGATACCCATACATAAAAATTTCTTGTGAATTTGATAAGTATAAGACTGATAAAAACGGTTCGGTTATTTACGACCCGGAAAAAGAAGAAATTGCAAAAGAACACGTAGTTGCAAGAATTTAGGGAGATATTGTGAAAATATCAGAAATCTCTATTATAACTGCTTTGTAGAAAGTATTGCGGATATTGATTAGATGATATTACCGGCTAACAAACGGAGTTAGTCGCTAACCAACAAAAATTATTGGCAGAGGTCTTAAGGCACTTCTGCTTTTTTGCGGAGGTGCTTTTCTTTTGGCAAGTTCAAGCCTAATTTCCACAGTAAATGGATATGAAAATTACATACAGGTGCATGGCGTTGATGAACAGGTAATGGATGCCATGGAAGAAGCGGCAAGGGTAGCCATTCTGACGGAAAAGGATGTTGAGTATGGATTAAAGGTTTCTGCCAGAGCGAAAGAACTGACGGAGCAGTTTATCTTTCAATCTACAGGTGGCACACCATGGGATTTAGAGAAATATTCATTCCAAAACAAGGTATCTTATGAAATTCTGGACAAATACTACGGAATTTTGCTTCTGGAAGCGCAAAACAAAGTTTTGGATAGTGCTTTCCAGTATTTGGAGAAGAAGAGAGAGCCTAAAGAGCGGTTTTACATGCCAAGAAGAAAGCAATTTCTCAAAATAGGTCTTACACAGGCTTTGCAAGGCATGATTGATGATAGATATGACATCCTGTGCGTATCCCTTGTTCCAGGTGCAGGAAAAACAACGGTAGAAAAAATGTTTCACGCGCTTGTTGCCGGATGGTTCCCTAGAGATTTCAGCCTTTTTTATTCACACAGCGGAGATATTACCAGAATGTATTACGATGGCGTGTACGATATCGTTACAAACGCGGAAGAGTATACATGGAATGAAATTTTCCCGGATCTTTCCGTGACGAGCACAAATGCAAAGATGGAGCAGTTTAATGTCGGAAAGTACAAATCGTTTCCATCCGTACAATGTACGTCTGTTGGTAGTAAGAATGCAGGTAAAGTAAGGGCTTCTAAGTTCTTACTGGTTGATGATATGATAGGCGGTATCGAAGAAGCAATGAATCCGATTATCCTTGATAAATTGTGGGATAAATATGCCGTAGATGCCCGCCAGAGAAAGATACAGGACACAGACGGTAAAAACTGCAAGGAAATACATATTGCCACAAGATGGAGCGTACACGACGTCATAGGGCGCATCCAAAATATGTACGAGGGAAATCCGAGAGTAAAGGTTATTGCGGTGCCGGATGTAGACCCAGTTACAGGAGAAAGCAACTTTGAATATGAGTTCTCCGGTTTTACAAAAGAGTTTTTTGAAGACCAGCAATTATTGATGGACGACATATCATATCGCTGTCTCTACAAACAAGAACCGATTGAGCGAGAGGGATTGCTGTTTCCGGAAGATAAAATACGTCGGTATCTTAATTTGCCACATGGAGAGCCAGAGATTGTAACCGGTCAATGCGATACAAAGGGAAAAGGAACGGATTACTTTGTTTTGCCGGTATTGCAAAAATATGGAGAAGACTATTACTGCGTTGATTGTGTTTGCGATAACACGGCAGATTATGAGATGCAGTATGAAAATGCGGCAAACGTTCTGGCAAACAACAAAGTGCAGGAATGTGAATTTGAGAGAAATGCCGGCGGAGACCGTGTCGCAATGGAAGTAAACAAGCGTGTCGAAAACAAAGGATGGATATGTAACATTACTGACACACCGACGGAGACAAACAAGGAAGCAAGGATTTTCCAGTGCTCTAACTGGATATTGCAGCACGTTATATTTAAAGACCCATCATTATATAAGCCAAATGAGCCATATGGAGTAATGATGTCTCTTATCAAGAGATATTCAGTGTCCGGTAAAAAGCAGTTGGATGATGTGCCGGATGTATTTTCAAACTTTGCGCTTAGAGTGACAAATGGAAATAACGTAGCCAAAGTAGAAGCGGCAGTAAATCCGTTTAGGAGGTATTGATATGACAACAAAGGACTATCTAAACCAGATAAGCAGGCTTAACCGGATGATAAATAATAAGCTAATAGAGCTTGCACAACTTAAAGAGCTGGCATGCAGCATATCGTCAATTACAAACGAAGAAAGAGTAATGACAACCCCAAATTTTGACAGGATAGGCGCGAAGCAGGCAAAGATTGATGAAATGGAAAGGAAGATCGATGCATTGGTTGATGATTATATCATTAAAAGAGATCAGATTGTCAGTCAGATAGACAGCATGGAAGATGAGAATGTCTATAATGTGTTGTTTTCAAAGTACATAGAAAAAAAGACATTTGAGGTTATTGCAACCGAAATGAATTACTCTTGGAGACAGACAATAAGGCTTCATGGAATTGCATTAAAAAAATTTGAGCAAAAATATGGAGCAACTTATTTGTAAAATGTCATAGAATGTCATATTGAAAAAATGATATAGTTATAATCGAAGAAAGCAACAAAAGTTGAATACTTCACCTCCCCAAATTTAGAGAAGCATCGTAGAGAAATCTCCGGTGCTTTTTCTTTTGAAAAGAAAAGAGGATTTTATGGGATATAAACCAAAAACAATATATTGCCCGCGGTGTGGAAGAAAAGTTGCCACGCACGATGGGCGTTCAACAATGAACATTTCTGTGGAATGTAGGAAATGCCACAAGAAAGTTGTTTTTTATCCGGAGAATGGAAAAACAGAATTAAAATCTCTTCCAATCCGGTCAACATCCAGTGGGATGACGTTTAGTTAGGAGCCAATTATGAATAATAAATCTCTCCAAGATCTTGTTAAGGGCTGTTATGGGCGAAAAATTTTATATACTGATGTTGAAACCATCACAGCAGACAATATTGTCAAGGTGGTGGGAGACTGCATCGGTAATTATTATTACAACAAAACCATCATAGAATACCTATGGCGGTATTACAAAGGAGATCAGCCGATTTTATACCGATTAAAGGTACAAAATGCTGATATTACAAACAAAATAGTAGAAAATCATGCGTATGAGATTGTTCAGTTCAAAGTAGGACAGACATACGGCGAGCCAATCCAGTTTATCAGTCGAAAAGATGATGATACGATTAACAAGGCAGTTGATGCGCTGAACGACTATCTTGTGGATGCAAATAAACAGGAAAAGGACATTAAAGCTGGTGAATGGCAGTCAGCAACCGGAACATCTTTCAAGGCGGTGAGATTTGCAAATGGAGAAATACCATTTCAAATTGTTGCCCCTACTCCGATGAATACTTGTGTTATTTATAATCGGAGCACGGAAGAACCGGTTCTTGCAGTACAAGAACTTAAGGAAGAGGATGGAAGATGGTACAAACTGTGCTATACAGACAGTCATTCATGCAAAATTCAAAATGGAGTAGTTTCTGAATGGAAATTGCACGCATTTGGAAGTATTCCTATCGTTGAGTTCCCAAACAATCACGAAAGAATATCGGACATTGAACTTGTCATAGGGCTTCTGGATGCCATAAACAACATGCAGTCAAACAGAATGGATGGAATTGAGCAGTTTGTTCAATACTGGGTTAAGTTTGTAAACTGTGAAATAGACAATAAGACGTTTGAAGAAATGAAAATGAGCCATGCTCTGACTGTAAAGTCTAACAATAAGGATAACAAAGCCGATGTTGAGATCATGACGCAGGAACTTAACCAGAGTCAGTGCCAGGTGGCAAAAGATGATCTTTGGGACAATGCCTTATCAATTCTTGCCATACCAAACAAGCAGGGGAACACTGGCGGAGATACACAGGGCGCGGTAGAGTTGAGAAATGGTTGGGATTTTTCAAAAACCCGTGCAAAGTTAAAAGATCCAATTGTGAAATCAGCAGAAAAAAGGCTTGCAAAAGTTGTCTTAAATGCAATACGAGTTAAAGATCATGATTTGAACTTGTCAGTTAGAGATTTTGATGTGCAAATCAATCATAGCCCACAGGACAATATGTATACAAAGTCGCAAACGCTATATCAGCTATTAGAGTGCGGCATACATCCTCTTATTGCAATTAAAACGGTCGGACTCTGGGGCGATTCGGAAAAAACATTTTTGCAGTCTAAGCCATACATGGGTGCTTTATGGAAAACTATTGATGATGCAGAAGAACAGAAACAAAAAGCACAGAAAATTGTAAATCAATTAAATAAACAGCAAAATAAGACAGCTACCGAGTAATCGGCGGCTGTTTTTATTTTATAAAAATTCGCAAAGTTGTGAGCGTAAAAAACAACAGTGTCATTCGGTGTCGTTGCACCGCAAAAATTCGTAAAGACATATCGGAGGTAATCAATGAAAAGAGAAGAGTTAATTGCCATGGGTATCAGTGAGGAAAATGTTGAGAAAATCATTGCTGATTACGGCAGTGCCGTACAGAGAGAACAGGCAAAAGCAGCAGAGCTTAAGGCAAAGGCAGACAGCGCAGATGAGTTGCAGAAAAAGCTGGATGAAATGGAAGCAGGAAACCTCACGGAACTTGAAAAAGCAAACAAGGCGTTAGAGACAGCAAATCAGCAGATTGCAGATATGCAGAAAAAAAATGCCATCAGAGATCAGCGCGAAGCATTGATGGAAAAGTTAAAAATCAATGCAGAGCAGGCAAAAACGGTCGTCAAAGATGATGGAAGCCTTGATTATGACGCTCTTGGAAAGATTACATCCGAAAAGGAAAACGCAGCAGCGCAGGCAAAGGAACAGGAGATTGCGAATAATTCTGAAAATCCGGGCGGCGGTACTGCAGGTGGAGAGAATAAAAAAACGGCAGATGTTGAAAATGCCGAAAGTATCAGCTTTGGCGAACCGGCAAAAAATGCAGAAGCCAAAGACCATTATGTTTTATAGGAGGTAAATTATGGGAAAACCGATTGAAAGAGACTTTACACAGAGTAAAGGAATTTTAAAATTCTTTCCTTATGAGGGTGCGGCGTGCATCGTTCCGCAGACAATGGTGCCAAGTGCCGATGCAAACGGAAAGAAGATTGCAAAGGCAGGGACACCGTTCCCAAGCAATGACGAATCTTGCAAAGGGTATCTTCTGGAAGATGTTGACGTAACAATGGGAGATGCGCCTGGAACTTATGTATATCAGGGTTCTATTGACAGCGCAAAGGTAACGGCAAACGGAGTGACCGTAGAAGCAACTGCAAAAGCAGCAACACCGCGTGTCACTTTTTTTGATTAAGAAATGGAGGTATTAGAGAATGGCATTACCATTATCAGAAGCATTTACCGCAAGAAGCCTTGGGGTTATGTGGAATAATTATGAAAAAACGCTTGGTTCTGCGCCTTACTTAGGTAGACAGAAATTTGGAACCAGAAAACAGGACAGCCTTGAGCTTAGATTTATCAAAGGGAAAAACGGTCTTCCAGTATCCTTAAAGGCATCCAATTTTGATGCGCAGGCAGAGTTAAGATACGTTGGTGGATTTTCGGGCATTCAGAATGAGATGCCTTTCTACCGTGAATCTTACATGGTAACAGAGCGTGAAGAGCAGGAGTATGCAAATTACCAGTCGGCAGAAAATTCCAACATGGCAAACCAGGTGCTTAGAGAAATCAGCAAAAAACCGATGATGCTTATTGATGGGGCAAGAGTAGTGCCGGAACGCCAGATTTGGCAGTTATTAGCACCATCTGATGGTATTCCAAGAGTGCAGGTAACAATTGGCGGAAAGAGCTACTATGTGGATTATACTTCGGACAATGGGGTGGCGCACAAGAGAGACCATTACAAGGATATCTCCGGAAGCGATACCGATAAATGGTCTGCATCCGAAACAGCAACGCCACTTGACGACCTTATCGAGATTAAACGTGAGTTTGCAAAGAAAACAGGATATTCCCTTGCACGCTTTAGCATGAATACAGAAACATGGGAAATGGTCCTTAAGGCGGATGACACAAAGAAACAGGTGCTTGGAATTACTGCTTACAATGGCGGCATTCGCTTACAGCAGGGGCAGGTTACAGAGTATCTTAGAGGATACGGCATCGAGATTGAAGTTTACGACAAACTTTACATCGACCCTGCAGACGGTGCCACCAAATATTTTATTCCTACAGGAGTTATTTCAGCGCAGGCATCCGGCGTGTACCTTGGAGATTATGTCTTTGGAAAGACACCGGAAGAGAGAAGCGGAAGTTTGACAGACGGAACCCTTTCTATTGTAGAAACCGGTATTTCGGTATATACATACGCAACAAATCATCCAATCAACACTCATTGCGTTGTGTCAATGATTGGATTGCCTACTTTTGAGGGCATGGACAGTGTTGTTGTCATGAAAGTTGCGTAGGAGGTGCGGTATGATTGCTGAATACACGGTAAAACGCAATGGAAGATGGTATAAAGCAGGAGATGAAATCCCGGACATTGTTCCGGGAGAGAAATCTTCCGGCGGGTACACCAAGACAGAGATTAACAGAATGAGTACTGCTGATTTACAGGCACTTGCCGCTGAACATGGGATCGAAGGTGCAGAAGAAATCAGCGGAGCGGAACTGAAACGCATTTTGATTGAGCAGTTCGGATTATAGGTGGGAAAGAATGGACGGATATACAACATTAGAGCAGGTCAAAATCAGACTGAAACAATTTCATATTGAAACCGTTACGGATGAAGATGGTGTTACTTCTGATGTTGTCGCGTTCGACCAGAAAGAAGATAATCCTTACATCGAACAGCTTATCAAGCAGGCAAGAAATGAAGTGGTAAGCAAGCGGAATTACCCGGAAAGCTACACGGATGAAAAAATATCCGAAGACTTGAAACAGTTTGAGGATGTAATCGTCAATTTATCCGTGTACGACCATTCACAGGCAGGAGAAGCCTATATGGCAAGTTATTCAGAAAACGGCGTAAGCCGTAGCTGGAAAGACAGGGAAAGCTTATTTGTTGGAGTATTTCCGTTTGTAAAAGCAATTTAACATCGCCTATAGGGCATTAATAAAAGAAGATTGTGCGTTACGTTTTGCCGATGTTGGAAAAACGTAGCAGGCGGCACACATTGAGCGGTGGTGGGCGGTGTGCCAATTACAAAGAAAGGCGGTATATGATGTGACGATAGAATTATCTACAGCAATCATTATAAGCGTGTTATCACTCGGTTTTTCCGTCTATATGGGATTAAAGAATAACAAGCGAACAGACACAAAGGATGTTGAGGAACGCGTGAAAGAAAATACACGCATCAATATGAAACTGGATGCCATCTCAAACAACACGACGGATATTAAGAATGAAGTCTCGGAGATGAGAAAAGAAATCAACTCACATGACAACCGGATTATTAAAGTTGAGGAAAGTGTGAAATCAGCGCATCACAGAATTGACGGAATTGAAAACCGTCTTAATGATGATAAGGAGGTGTAATCATGGACATTTTACAGAGCGTTATTGCCAATATGACAATCATCTTGGCAATCATTGGGGCACTTGCTTTTGTTGTATCTGTAATAACACAGGTTATCAAGGGCGTAGGAGCGTTTTCTAAGGTGCCGACAGACATTCTTGTGTTTGTACTTTCCATTGGAATTACTGTAGCTGCATTTGTGGCATATATGCAGTATATTCAGATGACAATTTTATGGTACATGATTTTGGCGGCTATTATTGCAGGATTTATTGTTGCTTTTGTTGCAATGTATGGCTGGGAAAAATTGTCTAAACTGTGGAAACGGTTTGGCAAGGATGTGAAATGAAATGCTTGAATTGAATAAGCAAAAAATGTGTTATTCGTTACAAAGCGGGAAAGTTCCGGTATACGTTACGGATGAAGAGGGGAACATTGAGTATTCCTCATACACGGATTCTGATGGCAATGTAATTTATTACCTCGATGAATATGGAAACAAAATACCGAAAACAACCGGAGAGTATACCACAGGTTATGAGAAGCCTGTGGTTTTTTATTCTTCAATCAGCAATAAGTTGAGTGAAGCACTTATAAAAGAGTTTGGCGTTGACAATTCCACAAACTTTGTTCAGATTGTCGAGGACAAAGGGAAACTTCCATTGAACGTCGGCTCTTTGGTATGGAAACGGTCAGATGTAAGGTACAAAGATGAAGAGAATACAATCGTTGACGAAAATTCGGCTGATTACATCGTAAAAGGTGTTGCAGACGAGGGATTGACGGTTGATTTGTTCTTATTGCAAAAAAATGTGAAGTAGGTGCGGCATGGGGAAGAAAGTAATCACAATGAGTCTGTCTGAAAAGTATGTTAAGAACGTCATACGAGAGCTTAGAGCCTATCAAAACAGCTTGACATATAAATGTCAGCTATTGGCAGAAAAACTCGCGGAAAAGGGCGTAGAGATTGCCAGAGTGCAAATTGCTGACCTTGACGCAATATTTACATCGGAACTGATTTCAAGTGTTCATGCGGAATATGAAGGAAGCACTAAGGGCGGCGGTATATGGGCGGTAATAGCCGGTACAGACCATGCCGCATTTGTTGAGTTTGGAACCGGAATTGTGGGACAGCAAAGTCCTTATCCTGGGAAACTGCCGGAGGGTGTTTCGTGGCAGTACGCAAGTGGAAAAACTATCCATCAGATTTCAGATGGAAGATATGGATGGTTTTATCAGGACGACAATGGCGATTGGTGGTTTACAGAGGGAATGCCAAGCAGACCATTCATGTATCTGACCGCAAATGAGTTGCGTCAGATTGTTACACAGACAGCGAAGGAGGTATTTGGATAATGAAGTACAGGAAAAAACCGGTAGTAATTGAAGCATTTCAGTACGACGGTGATTTGAAAGATAAAGACGGTAATTGGTACGTGCCGGAATGGGCGTCAAAAGCATTTGAAAAAGGCGTTTTGTTTTACAAGAATCCGATTTCAGAAGACGCGCCGCCATGCGAACTTTACATTAAGACGCTTGAAGGAAACCATCATGTTACTGTTGGAGATTATATTATCCGCGGTGTAAGTGGAGAATTATATCCATGCAAGCCGGATATTTTCAAGAAAACATATGAGGTGGTTAAATAATGGCAGACAACCAGTGGGTATTTGACCTTGAAACAAACATTTTTTCCAATGTTGTAACGATTGCCAAACCAAAACTCAAGAAGAAATACAAAAGCATGAATTTTGACACTGCGTTTACAACGGTTGAAAAGAACCTTGATAAAGACCCTGTTTTCCCGACTATTTACATTCACGAGATGCCGGGGCTTGAACGAGGGGCAGATTTAGAGGGAACATCCGTAAATGCAGTGCAGGAAACAATACAGGTTGACGTCATTACAAACACAAAGCAAAGTGATGCAAAAGGGATTATGGCTGTTTTAGCCGATGCTTTTAAGCAGATGAGATTTCAAATCACGGAAATTCCGGAGTTTAAAAACGACAGCGAGAAAAAATTTAGAAGCGTTGCAAGGTTCCGGCGGATAATCGGAGCCAACGACAGATTGATGTAAAAGAGCCGAAAGGCTTTATTTTTTATGCACCGGGCGCAAAGAGATGCGTCTGATAACCGCATTATTTAGCGGTAGAAAGAGAGGTAAAAATGGCAGCAGCAGGATTGTCTACGTTAGGAATTACGTTTGGCTATGGCACAGAAGCGACAGCCGGAACAAAGCCTACATCGTTTAAACAACTCACAAGAATTAACTCGATTGGCGGTATTAACATTGAGCCGGAACAGATCGACGCATCCGCTTTAGAGGATCCAAGTACCAGATATGTAAAGGGGCGCGCAGATACAGGCGGATCTTTCCCTATCACGGTAAACCTTACGGATGCCACAAAGGAAGAGTGGGAAACGCTTATTACGGCGTATAAGGCGCTTACCGATGGGAAAAGAATGTGGTTTGAAACCATTATTCCTGGATTTGCAGATGCGTTTTTTGTGGTTGCGCAGCCACCGGAGCAGATACCGCAGCCGGAAATTGGTCAGAATGAGCTTTTGACGGTTGAAATGAACCTTACCATTGAGGAATACAAGGGAATGGACACGGCCGTGGCGTTTACACCGGGGGAATAACACGTCAGTCGAATAGTTCGGTTGAATCGGCTGACGATAATCAGACAACCGAATCGGAACTTGAGGGAACAGTTTAAAAGAATAGGGCGGTCTTCGGACTGCCCTTTCCCTATATGAGAGGGAGAAAGGGAAAGAAAATGACAAAATTAAAGCTTGGAGAGAAAGAGTTACAGATCAAATTCGGATATGAAGCAACCGTGAAAAGCGGAATTATCAAGAAAGTAGCAAAATTAGACCAGATGAAAAATATTGAAGCGGTTGACGAAATCCTTTTATTTATTCCGGAGTTAATCCTTGTAGGCGCGCAGAAGTTTCACAAAGAGGAGCTTGGATACAACTTGGAAACTGAAGAAGAAAAGGAACAGCAGCTTGGAAAAGTATATGCCATGCTGGATGACTACTTTGACGGAGAAGATGCAGATGTTCATGCACTTTACAATGCACTTTTAACAGAGTTACTTGAAAACGGTTTTTTATCAAAACTGCTCAAAGCAGAGCAGAAAGAAGCGGAGAAGAAAACTCCGAGGAAAAAGTAGAAGAACAGAGAGAACTTACATGGGAAACGTATTGCACGGAAATTCGCCCATTCTGGCTTTTAGTCACTAAAGGGTATGGATTTACCGTGTGTGATATAGACGCGTCTTGCCCGGCTGATTTACAGCCTTATGCGGATGCTTACAACTTAGATAAAAAGCAAAGAGACAATGAGATGTGGATGTGGTTTGGAACATACGGATTGTCTGCGGTATCGGTGGCAGTAGAACATTGTCTTGCTGGTAAAAAAGCTAAATCAAAGTATGTAGACAAGCCTATCACAGAGCATAGTTTGTTAAACGATTCTGAAATGACAGAAGAGGAAATTCAGAAACAAAGAGAATTATTTGTGGCAAAACTCAAAATTAAGCAATCAAATTATGAGTTGAGCCACCCAAAGAAAGAAGAGGTGCCACATGAAAATTAAAGGTATTGATGTTTCCGGTTACAATGGAAATATTAACTGGTCAAAAGTAGCAGAGAACGGCGTTGAATTTGCCATTTTGAAAGTAATCCGAAAAGATTTGCAGCCGGACAAGTATTTTGAAGCAAACTGGACGGGAGCAACAGAAGCTGGCGTTCCAGTGCAGGGCGTATATAATTACAGCTACGCAACCAACGCAGAAAAAGCGCGGACCGATGCGCAAAGAGTGATCGAAGTTCTTTCCGGAAGAAATGTGATGGTATGGCTGGACGTAGAGGATAAGTGCCAGCAGAATATTGGTGATAAGATTGTCTCTATTATCAATGAATATCAGAAGATCATTGAAGCCGCAGGGTGCAAATTTGGTGTATACACGGGTCTGTCTTTTTACAACAGCTATATCAAGCCATATCTTGAGCATATTGATTGCCCGTTTTGGGTTGCAAGATACCCGTCCAGTACGCCTATGATGATTACGGCGGACGCACCGGAAGACAAGAAGCCTGATATTCTTCATGAACTTTACGGATGGCAGTACAGTTCAAAGGGATTTGTAGCTGGTGTTTCCGGATGCGTCGATCTGAATGAACTGTATGTAGCGGTAGACACGGTAAATGTTATGCCGGAGCCAGAAAATACACTTCATAAGGTTGGAGAGGAAATCACGGTTTCTTCTTACTACAAATCTTCCACGGCTGGTATTGGAGATGCGATCATCAAGTATGCTTCCGGAACGATTACACGAATCAAGGCGGGCACGCACAATCCATATTGCTTTTCAAAGAATGGAGTTGCGGTAGGCTGGTGCAACGATGGAGATATTCGATCAACGGATGCTTCTGTGCAGTCTAAAGATAAAAAGATAACGTATACGGTACGACGCGGAGATACGCTTTCAAAGATCGCAAAAGAAAACAATGTAACGGTTGCAAAATTGCAGAAAGATAACGGGATCAAGAACCCAAACAAAATTTATGTAGGGCAGAAAATTTTGATTCAGTAAAAAATCAAGGACGGTAAGGTGTCACAGCCTACCGTCTTTTTATTATGCGTAGAAAGTTGGTGCGGTCATGGCAGATATTGATGAATTACAGATAAAAATTAAGGCTGATTCTGCAAAAGCGAGTGATTCAATTGATAAACTTGCATCAAGTTTGGATAGTCTTGGGAAAAGTCTATCATTTGATACCAGTAAACTTTCAAACATAGCATCTGGAATTAGAAGCATGTCTGACGCGGCAACAGGGTTTAAGGGTGCAAAATCAAAAGAGATTACATCACTTGCCACCGCATTAAGCAAATTCTCAAATGTAGACACATCATCTTTCTATGGTATATCTGCGGCAATGAAAAATCTTGCTGCAGGAATGAAAGATACGAAAATGATTGATGCCAGCGGTATTTTAAATACGGCTTCGGCATTATCAAAAATGGGCGGAAAACTTGCCACGGTTGGTACTGATAATCTGGTAAAGATTAAGGACGATTTGGCTTACTTTGTCAAAGGAATGAACAGCGTAGGGGCGCTTAACTTTGATACAACAGGTTTGACCAATCTGATAGGAAGTATCAGCAGACTTGGTGGTAAGATTTCTACACAGGCGACAGCCAATTTGCCGCAAATATCAGCGCAACTACAGAATTTTGTGCGCCAGATGAATAAAATCGGCGAACTGAAATTTGATATGACAAACATGAGTAGCCTTGTGACGTCCATATCAAGGTTAGGAAGCGTTGCGAGCGGCAGGGCAGTAAACAACATACCTTTGCTTGCAGATAACCTTAAATACCTGTTTGAGACGCTTTCAAAAGCTCCTAACGTAAGCGCAAACATCATCCGGATGACAGAAGCACTTGCCAATTTGGCAAAAACAGGAGCATCATCCGGTAGAGCAGCAACATCACTCGGAAAAAGTTTGAACATTTTTAGCGGATCTGCGAACAAGGCGAAGAGTAGCAGCTTTAGTCTTGCGTCAGCATTTGGAAAACTATATGCATCATACTGGCTGTTATTCCGTGCTTTTTCAAAGATTAAGGACGCAATCGACATTTCATCTTCTTTGACAGAGGTTGAGAACGTTGTACGTACCACATTTGGCAATTATGAGAAGCTGATACAGGACTTTTCAAAAACATCCATACAGGATTTTGGCATGTCAGAGTTGACCGCTAAACAGGTGGCAAGCCGATTCCAAGCTATGGGTACAGCCATGGGATTTTCACAAGGAAAGATGGCTGATATGTCGCTACAGCTTACAAAGCTGACTGCTGATATGGCTTCTTTCTATGATATGGAGCAGTCTGACGTTGCGAGAAACTTGCAGGCAGTATTTACCGGGGAGACAGAGCCTTTAAGAAAGTACGGTCTTGACCTCACACAGGCTACTCTTAAAGAATGGGCTATGAAACAGGGACTGGATGCTGACATTTCGTCTATGACACAGGCAGAAAAGACCATGCTTCGGTATCAGTATGTCATGGCTAATACAGCCGCGGCGCAGGGAGACTTTGCGAGAACAGCAGACACATGGGCAAACCAGGTAAGAATACTTAAGCAGTCATTTGAACAGCTTGCGGCTATTATCGGTGGCGCACTGATTAACGCTTTTAAACCGTTTGTGCAAACTCTTAATGCAGTCATGCAGAAAGTTATTGCTTTTGCAACGACAGTAACCAATGCGTTAGGATCAATCTTCGGATGGAAATTTGAGATTTCTGCCGGTGGTTTTGCAGATGATTGGTCTGATGCAGCAGGGAGCGCGGCTGATATAGCAGACAGCACTGGACAGGCAGCGAAGAACGTTGAAAAGATGAATAAGGGCTTAAGAGCCTTTGACGAACTAAATCTGATTACCACTCCGGATAATTCAAGCGGATCTGGTTCTGGTGGTTCCGGCGGTGGTGGTGCATCCGGCGGTGGTGCGTCAGGTGGGCTGGTACAGGTAGACACCATTTTCAAGGACTATGAAAGTCAGATCAGAAGTTTGCGGGAACTTGGGGCGTATATCAGCGATGCGTTATCAGATGCCATGGAATCTATTGACTGGGATAGAATTTATTCCAAGGCTAGAAACTTTGGAAAAGGGCTGGCAGATTTCCTTAATGGTCTTATTACACCAAGATTGTTCGGAGATGTCGGCATGACGATTGCAAGTGCGCTTAACACAGCAATTTATACAGCCTTGTCATTTGGAGAAGAATTTGACTGGCATAACTTTGGAGAGTCAATTGCATCTGGTATCAATAATTTTTTTAGTACATTTGATTTCCGCTCATTAGCACAGACATTGAATACGTGGGTTGATGGGATAGAAGAAAGCATAAAAACAGCATTAGAAGAAATTGATTGGGAAACTGTAATCAGTGGGATAGGAGACTTTTTAAAGGAATTAGATTTTGACACTGTTGTTGCATTAACACTTCTTGGATCTCCAAAGTTTTTGCACAATGGAGTTGTGCTGGCTGGTGAAGCAATTACAAAGTGGGTAAAAGGCGCCTTTTTGTCAAAGATAGCTGGGACGCAAATAGAAGCTCTGGCAGGATTAGGAGCAGAAATGGTATTGCCAATAACTGCAATGCTTACAATATCAGTTGCTTCGGTAATGTTTATCGACGATATTGATGAATTACTTGTGAAAAAGTTTTCCGATTTGATTGGCGTAGATGGAAATGATGCATGGGAACAGATAAGCAAATATGCATATGTTGGCGGCGGGAAAATACAAGATATAGATGGAAATGTCACCGGAGAATATGAAACAGGTTTAGAGTATATACAAAAATGGTTCAATAGTTTGTTTAGAGAGCACGGAGGAGGAAACGTTAGTTTTGATTCAAAACACGGTGGAGCATCTATGACATTTGAGATTATTCCTCAAACAGATGCATCCAAGTGGAGCGAAATTTCAAACTATATATCGGATTGGTGGAATGACATATCACCGTGGTTCACAAAAGAAAAATGGCAAGAGTTAGGAAATAACATCAAAGATGGTATTTCCACAAAATGGGGGGAGTTCACAGATTGGTGGACAAACACCGGATTCTACGAGTGGTGGACTAATGTTTCATCCTATTTTACAGAGGAAAATTGGCAGACATTTGGTGAGAATGCAAAAAATGCACTTTCTACTAAATGGAATGAATTTTCAGAATGGTGGTCTGGAACAGGATTTTCAGATTGGTGGAACAATGATGTGACGCCATACTTTACAAAGGAAAAATGGACGAACATTTCCAAAGGAATGAAAGATGGGTTGACATCAAAATGGAATGAGTTTTCTTCGTGGTGGGAAAACACAGGGTTCTATAAATGGTGGAATCAAGATGTTGCTCCAAATTTTACAACAGACAAGTGGACATTTAGTGGTATTTCAGATGGATTGAAAAATGCATGGAATAATGCTATAGCCGCTGTAAAGCAAATATGGAACGGATTTGCAAACTGGATGAACTCAAAGCTTTCTTTTTCGTGGGACGCTGTAAACATTGCTGGAAAGCAGATTGTTGGAGCCGGAAGTATAAATCTTGGAAAGATTCCTACGTTTGCTGCCGGAGGATTTCCAAGCCAGTACAGTATGTTTATGGCGGGAGAAAATGGAAGGGCAGAAATGCTAGGAACCGTCGGAGGAAAAACAGCGGTTGCCGGTGGACAGGAAATTACAGGTATTCGAGATGCAGTGTACAGTACGGCGCAACAGGAAATGGAATTGCTAAGACAGCAAAATCAGTTGCTTCAAGGAATTTTGGAAAAAGAATTTGGGATTACATCCGAGCAGATCGGAAAAAGCGCTCGCAATTATGCAAAAGATTACTTTAACAGAACTGGAAGAGAAGCATATATTTTCTAATGACAAATACCGCCACATGTGGTAGAATCATTTTATTACAAGTGGCGGGAGGAAAAGCTATGAATGAAAAAAGTGAAACAAAATTATGCAAATACTGTCAGACGGAGATTCCAGCTAAAGCAAAAATTTGCCCTAATTGCAGAAAAAAGCAGGGTGGGGCAACAAAGTGGTTTGTTGCGGTGGTTATAGTTGTAATTCTGTTGATTGCCATATTTGGCGGAAACGGAGAAAATAACGATGCAGTTGCTGATTCTACCGAGCAAAATAAAAAAGTTTCTTCTATTAGTACGGTAGATAACAAGGAAGCGACAAGAGAAGAAGTTTCTGATTCTGATTTTTTGGTAAAAGAGTATCTGTACGAAAACACAATAGGAGACACATTAGATTTTTTGATTGTAACAAATAATTCAAACACGAATGTCGCAATTTCTGGGAACGCTATAGCCAAAGATTCAAGTGGGAATTCAATAGGAGCCGCCGACATGAGCATTGATGTATTGGGAGCAGGGGAAACATCTATTGGCGTTTTCTATTTTGATAGTGTGTCCGGAATTGACAAGGTGGATTATACATTAGATTATGACGAAAACCCATATTATAAACCGGTTGTAAATGATTTATCCGTTGAACAGACATTTAATGATGAAAACGTTACTGTATCCGTGACCAATAACAGCGAAAATCCGGCACTTTTTGTAAGCGTGTATGCAATATTTTTTGACAGTAATAATAATGTGGTAAATTATAACAGCACATATATTACAGATTCAGACAATGAGATTAAACCTGGGAAAACTATTTCGGGGCAGCTTGATTGTTATGGAAAATACGATTATGCAGAGGTATATTTTACTGGAAGAGCAGATAAATAGAATAATAAACTAAAGGAGAAGAATGTATGTACGACAAAGAAAAAGGGATTTATCCATCTGGAGGATATCTTGTTGGTAGAGATTTACCATTGGGCGGTTATGTTTTTACTGCAAAAAACGGTCAAAAAGGTTGCGTTACTCTTTACAAAAGCTATAAAGATTTTAAAGAAGAGGAAATGGAATTAACCTATGAATACTTTGAAGAAGATTATCATTTATCGCTAATGGAAGATGGTAATTACTTATTGGTGGAAAATGCAACAATACAGAAAATATAAGAGGAAGCGCAGAGATGCGCTTCTTTTTTTGAAAAATATTTCAAAATAGTATTGACTTTCTTTGCACGTACATATATTATTAAGGCATAAAGATTGCACGTGCAATCAAAAAGAGAGGAAGTGATTATGTGTCTCCATTAAAAAAAGGACAGAAACTTACTGATAATCCTAAAAATGTTAGGCTTGATTTGAGACTTACAAAAGCAGAAGCAGAGGATTTGCAATATTGTGCGGATAAGTTAAAAACAAGCAGAACGGATGTTATCAACATGGGGATTAGAAAAGTGAAAGAAGAAATCAACAAAAAATAAAGCGTTCCAACCCTAGACAAGTTAAACGCTTTATTCAACACAGCCACCAAAAGCGGTTGATACATGGATTATACCGCTTTTTGGAATGGTTGTCAAACAGCAAACGAAAGGTAGGTAAAATCTATGAGAAGCATTGAAGAAATTGTAAGAACGATACTTAATAGTGACGCGCTGATGGAGAAAGTGAATCATGTTGTGGAAATCGAGAGGATGAAGTATAACCGTGGTTGGAGTACCGAAACGGACATTGATAATTTTTCCCCGATTGGTTTTCGCAAAGTGGTAACATCAGCCATGAATTTGCTCGGACTGCCGAACGAATCCGGCGAGGTTGATATTGCCAGTGAAATTCTTAAGGACATTTTCAGAAATGAAATCATAAAAAAGGATGGAACTTATTTGCCGAGCCAAATTGAGCAGTACAGATCGTTGCTTTCTCGGCTCGCAATCGAATGTGATAACGAAAAATTGTTGCGCGGCGTTGTAATATTTATGGCAGATTTGAATGATGAGGACGTAATAGATCACGACGGTATTTACCGCCTTGTAAAGAAAGGCGGTGCAAGATGAAAGAACAGCTGATAACGGAAATCCAGAGCATACAGGACGAAAAATTTTTGCAGTTTATTTTGAACACAATTATTTCATTTAAGCAGAAATGGGGGATTTGCTGATGAACGATATTCAGATTTTTAACAATCCAGAATTTGGAGATATTAGAACAGTAGTCATTGACAATGAGCCGTGGTTTGTAGGAAAAGACGTAGCGGATATTCTGGGGTACCAAAACGGTAGTAGAGATATTAACCGTCATGTAGACGAAGAGGATAAGCGACTCACCAAAATGGTGAGTCAGGGTCAGAATAGGGATATAACCGTTATAAATGAAAGCGGTCTTTACTCACTCATCTTTGGCAGAAAACTTGAAAGTGCGAAGAAGTTCAAGAAATGGGTAACATCCGAAGTTCTCCCATCCATTCGTAAGACTGGTACATATATGATGCCTCAGACCACGGATGGGAAGATTGCATTGCTTGCACAGGGGCACACGGAGCTTAAAGCAGAGGTCGACGAAATCAAGGCGGATTTGGAAAGTCTTAAGATGGACTTACCGATACTTCCGGTGGAAGCCGACCGCATTACGGAAGCTGTCAGAAAGAAAGGCGTTTCAATCATGGGCGGCAAACAGTCGAGCGCATACAGCAATCGTGGATTACGCCAAAAGGTTTACAACAACCTGTATGCCAATCTGAAATACAACTTTGGGGTTCGGTCTTACAAGAGCATTAAGCGTAGCCAGTGCGATAAGGCAATGCAAGTGATAAATGATTATCAGACGCCGTATTTTTTTGCAGGAACAGATTGACGATGTCAATATGCAACAGAGGTTGGAATTTGATTGACAGATTTCAACATATGGTATAGAATATCAGAAAATAGAATATTTGCTTGTAGTAGAGAGTTCTGGGATAAGTGAAAATCCAGAAAAGCGGTAAATGCGCCGCCCTAAGTTGATTAAGTCCGTAGCAGGTAAAATCGACATAGGGCGGTTTTTTGTTTGAAAATTCATCCGAAAGGATTGAATATATAGTGTGCGACTCCTGTTAGGGTATGTTCCTAACGCGCGCGAATCAGTGAAGATGCTGGTTACTATAAAACGGAATAACAAATGTCAGTGAAGATGCTGGCTACAAATTTGAACGGGCGCGGCTGCTTAAAATGGTGGTCGCGCAATTCCAGTCTTATATATTGGAGGAACATACATGGAATTTGTTGCAATTAAAGAAAGGGTTGCAAATGATAAAATCACTTCATTGGAAGTTGCCGAGATGGTGGGAAAAGAACATAAAGAATTGTTGAGAGACATAAGAAGATATTCACAGCAGTTTAACGAGAGCAAGATTGCGCTGGTTGATTTCTTTATAGAAAGCACTTATAAGGACGGAAAAGGGGAGAAACGACCGTGCTATCTGGTTACCAAGAAAGGTTGTGAGTTTATCGCTAATAAGCTGACAGGAATAAAAGGTACGGCTTTCACAGCAAAGTATATCAACCGTTTCCATGAGATGGAAGATCAGTTGAAACCAAAAGCACCGCAGACGTATCTGGAAGCACTTAAAGCGTTAGTGGCTGCTGAGGAAGCAAAAGAAGAGTTGCAGGCACAGCTTGATGTATCAAAGGACTGGTATTCTATTAAGCGTGTTGCGGCAATGAACGGTGTGGACTGGAAAACATTTAACTGGCGGAAACTTAAAGAAAAGAGCATCGAACTTGGATATGGCATCAAAAAGATTTTCGATGCGAACTATGGCGAGGTCAATACTTATCATAGGGATGCTTGGGAAGCGGCATACCCGGAGTATGAAATTTAGGAAGGATTTTATGAATGGAATCAAGATTACATATGGAAACGCGGAAGTAATTCACACGCCGGAGAAAATTGTGATTAAAGCGCCCAATATCGAAGTAATCACAAAATAGATAAAGAAAAAGAAGTGGCATCTATCAAACTGGTAGGTGCTATTTTTATACCCATTTTACCGACTGTCATTTGAGACAGCCGCAAACCAAAACAGTTAGGTGGTGGAAACATGGCGTACAGCGGTTGGTTGTTAAAGATTGGAAATTATACAGTTCCAATGTCTTTTATGAAACCAGAGACATATAGCCCATATGTGAATATGCAGGACTTAGATGATTATACGGACGCTAACGGCTATCTACATAGAAATGCTGTGGAATTAAAGGCTTTAAAAGTTGAGTTTGAAACACGGGCTATGCTTACAAACACGGAATTTAATGCCATTATAAGTAAAATACGTCAGCAGTTTACTAATGCAACCGGAAGATCCTGCTATATCACGGCTTACATACCGGAGTATGACGATTATGTAACACAGTATGGTTACATGGCAGATTTTCAACCTACAATATACGGGACTTATGGAGGTCAAATTCATTACAACTCTGTAAGATTGGCATTTATAGGGGGTGTATACGATGGTTAATTACCAATATTCAAGCCTGTTTTTAAAGGACAGCGTAGACAAACAGTTAAACATCGTATCTGATGATGGGAAAATCAATATCACAAACACCGAACTACACCAAGAAAAATTTGAATTGACAGAAAGTTTGTGTTCGGAATCTGAATTAACATTCGGGGCATGTGAAGCCGGTATGATTAAATTCACGGTGTCCAATGTATTCTTGCCAATGAAAGGCAAGTGGTTGACTGCAAAGATGACTCTTGATGGTCACAAAGATAAACCATTCCAAATAGGAAGATACAAGGTTTATTCTGACACACCTACGGCAGATCGGACGTGCCGGGATGTGGTAGCTTACGATGCTTTGTATGATATTTTATCATCTGATGTTACTGATTGGTACAATCAGATACTTCCACAAAAAGATAGCAAGGTAACGCTCAAACAATTCAGAGATAGCTTTTTTAATCATTTTGGAGTGGAACAGGAAGAAGTATCTCTTGTAAATGATGAAATGATTATTGAAAAAACTGTAGAAGTGAAAGCATCAAGTAGCGGAAGTTCAGATACTGCAGAGACAAGCACAATAGGCGAAGCCATGAGCGGAAAAGAAGTTTTGTCTTGTATACTTGAAATTAACGGTTGTATGGGAAATATCGGGCGCTATGGAAAGTTTCGCTATGTGTACTTAACGCAAGAGATTCGGGGGCTTTATCCGGCAAATGATCTTTACCCGGCGGATGATCTTTATCCTAGAAATCCAAAGAGCACCAGCATAAGTAAAAGCCAGTACATTTCAGCACAATATGAAGATTATATTGTCAGAACGATTGACAAACTGCAAATTCGTGAAAAAGAAAATGATATAGGAGTGATTGTAGGTGATGGCGGAAACACTTATGTGATCGAGGGAAATTTCCTTGTTTATGGGAAAGGAACAAAGGAATTAAACGAAATTGGAGAAAAAACGTTATCAAAGATAAAAGGAATTATATACAGACCATTTAGTGCTGACTGCAAAGGAAATCCATGCCTTGAGGTCGGAGATGCGGTACGGTTGACTACAAAATATGAACTGATCGAGACTTACATCCTAAAGCGCACGCTGAAAGGCATACAGGCTTTGCGTGATGATCTGGAAGCGGACGGGGAAGAGTACCGGACAAGTAAGGTCAACGGAATACAGCGGAGCATATTGCAACTGAAAGGAAAAAGCAACACGCTGGAACGGTCAATTGAGGAAACAAAGTCGACAATCGTTGATGTGGAAAAGGGCTTGCAGTCCCAGATCACACAGACAGCCACAGAAATCCGTTCAGAAGTAAAGAATACCACTGACGGGTTATCATCACGGATTACCCAGAATTCAGAAAGCATTACTGCAGAGGTAAACCGGGCAACAAATGCAGAGGGAACATTATCATCAAAGATAACCCAGACAGCAGAAAGCATTACTGCAGAGGTAAACCGGGCAACAGAAAAAGAGGGACAGCTTGCGGCGGCAATACAAATTAATGCAGAAGGGATCACAAGCAAAGTTTCCCGAGACAGTGTCGTTTCGGAAATTAACCAGTCAGCAGAGGGACTAAAGATTAGAGCTGATTTGTTGGAACTCAGGGGATCTGTGGAGATGACCGGCGGGTATGTGCACATTGACGCGACAGAGAGTACGGACAACTTGGTTGAATTGAAACGGGAAGGCACTCTTGTGCAGATGGGAACAGATGGATTGAAGTCAGTAGCAGATACGAGGGAACTCACAGCCAGCTATTCGGCAGTATCAGTGCGTGATACATCAGCCAATACGATTGCACAGATGTTGTCGACCGGAAAAGGAATCTCATCCTACGGGTGGGAATCTTATTCGGACAAGCGACTAAAACACGGTATAGAATCTCTTGATCGGGAAAAGAGCGCAGCGCTTATACAGTCTCTGCGTCCGTGCCGATTTATTTATAACTATGACGCCGCGGGACATTACCGGCATGGTCTGATTGCACAGGAAGTGCTGGCGGCGATTGGAGATGAAGACTGGGCGATCTGCTCCGAGAATCCAGATCCGGATGGCAATACCTATTATGCGCTTGACAAAACGGAACTGATCGCTGATCTGATCGCTGCAGTACAGTTACAGCAAGAGGCACTAGAAGAATTAAAAAAGAAAGTAGAATGAGAAAATGGTCAATGCAAAAATTCGTGAGTTTGAGAATGACATTATCAATTTTATCAATGCAAGTGTTGATATTCCGATTGAGGTTAAGCATCTGGTACTTAAGGATATTTTGCACCAGGTAGAAGCGGAAGCAAACCGGCACGTTATCGCCGAGCGGGAGCAGATGCAGGAAAATCTTAAAAAGGAGAGTGAGGATCATGAATAAAGCATATAAACGTATCAACTGGGAGAATTACCCGAGCGATGCTACGCCTTTGAATGAAGCGAATCTCAACAATCTGGACAGTGCCACAGATACCATTGACGACCGTGTGATTACGCTTGACACAACCAAGGTAGCAAAAACAGAGGTTGCTACACTTGTATCAGATGTGACATTTGAGGAATCTACTGGAATTATTACCATTACGAAGAAAAATGGCTCTAGGGTTACGATTGACACACAGATGGAGAAAATTGCTGTCAACTTTACTTATAACCCGACTACACAGCAGATTATACTCGCGCTGATTGACGGCACGAAGCAGTACATAGATTTGTCGACGCTGATTACGCAGTATGAGTTTCTTGATACGGATACCGTGGCTTTTACCATTGGCACGGATGGTAAGGTGTCGGCAATCGTGAAAGAAGGAAGCATCGAGGAAAAACACTTAGAGCCAAATTATCTTGCCAAGATTAAGGTGGAAGCGGCAAAGGCAGAAACAAGCCAGGCAGATGCGGCGGCGAGTGCAACCAAGGCGGAGAGTTACGCCGTCGGAGGTACTGGAAGCCGGGAGGGAGAGGACACGGATAACGCGGCGTATTACTACCGGCAGGCGAAAAGCATATCAGAATCTTTTGCAGGAGCATTGCGTCCGATGGGTACCGTTGCGTTTGCCAACTTACCCGCATTAACCGATGCGACTGCCGGGGATATGTACAATATTTCTGACGAATTTACGACCACGGACGATTTCAAGGAGGGATCCGGCAATGCAGTTCCTGCCGGTGCAAATATCTACAAGACATCAGACGGCAAGTGGGATGTGCTGGCGGGCACCCCGGTGACGGGTGTTAAGGGGGCAAAGGAGAATGTCTACCGCCGTGGGAATGTAAGTCTGTCGGCGGCAAACATTGGGGCAGTAGCGACAGGGGGAGATACAGCGAGCAATGTCGCATCATTTACGAGCAGTGATGATGAAACAGCGTCATCGTGGACAAGCGTTGTTACATTGACAAGTGGCGAAAAACATTCGTCCATTTTTGCCAAGGTATCGCAGATGTTTAAAAACGTGCGGTATCTGTATAAGATGCTTGGAACTACGGATATTTCCGGTATCGGCGGCGGAACCGTAACCGGGGCGATTGTATCGCAAAATATAATTCTGGGAACTAAAGGAGGAAGTATTGGATATGCATCTGATTGTTCTCTTGAAAGTGCAGTTAATCAATTTATTAGTGATATGGCACCGTATGTTCCGTATCTGATACATGGGGACAATATCGGTGGGGTTCCAGTAGATGGTACGCCTAATGATGTCACCATTGAAGTAATTGTATTGAATAAATTAACAAATGCATATCGGATCGTTCTCTACAATAATAAGGGAACTGATATACATACTATTTGCCGAATTGACGGTGGCTGGAAATCCTGGGTGCAAATAGCTTAACAGGATTTAGGTTGGCACAAACCTGCATAAGCAGTGTTTTATATCTGTTCAAAACCCAGACGTTTTTGTTGACCCAAAGTGACAAATCAGACGATTTATGTCGAAACTTGCGAACGAAATGATTTGAATAATGCTGGCAAAATTTGTAAAATAAAATTGTCCGATAAGGGCACTTCAAGTTCTGGAGAGAGGGCGATGTTTGGCGATTCATTGCCCTCTCAAATGTTACTGGCAAATAATGGTAATTTTTTTGTGTGGGGTTGACTGCAAAGAACATACGTTCTATAATGACATTAACATTATCGGTTGCAGAGATTGGAGGAGAATAAGATGGGGGAAAATGAGTGCAATGAGGAAACAGCGTTTTACAAGGAAAAAATAACTGAAATGGTCGTTAAGTGCGACAACGAGCGATTTTTGAAATTTTTATATAACACAATACTTTCATTCAAAAAAAAGTGGGGCATTTAGTGCCCCTCTTTTTCATGCCAATAGGTTATATTGTCAAATATAGTCTGTCTATGTTCTTTGCTAAGTTTCATTAGCATTTTTAAGTTATCCAGCAATTCACTATCTGACATAAGGTCTGGAAGAATATCTGGTGCGTTTTCTAAATTATCTTCCCAACCCATTAAATAAGATGGAGAAACTTCAAGAACTTTCCCAATAATTTCTATTTTATCACTTGGAATATTAGTAATAATGTTGTTTTCATATTTATATAGTGTTTGCTTTGAAACTTTTATTTTCTCTGCAAGCTCTACTTGTGAAATACCTAAAAGCTCTCTCTGCTTTTTTATCCTATCTCCGATTGTCATTTGAGTTTTCCTCCTTTCCTATTGGTAACTTTATTATAACACAAAAAAGTTACTCGTCAAGAAAAAAATAACTTGACAAGTTACCAAAATGGAATATAATAAAAGTAACTTCAAAAGTTACGAAGTTAGAAAGGAGTAGTCAGATGGTTGATACAAACAAACTTCGCGGCGTTATTGCTGAAAATGGCAAAACACAGGCTGATGTTGCGGAAATGATTGGAGTTACGCCAAAAACATTTTATATGAGAATGAGTAAGGGCGTTTTTGGAAGCGACGAAATTCAGGTTATGATTGATAACCTTCACATCCAAAATCCAATGGATATTTTTTTTGCAAAGAAAGTAACTTAAGAAGTTACTAGAAAGGAGATGTAAAAAACATTGGAAAAATCAAGATATTCTGTTTTGGATTCATCTGGAAAAGCAACGATTGTTGAGCGTAAAGACGGAAGATATATTGACATTGAAGAAATGGCGCAGCATGTCGCATTTAATGTTTTGGACGATTACAGCAAAATTCTTAATGGCGAAAAGAAAATTGATGAGACAAACATTAGATTGTCTATCAATGTTCTCAACGCCGTTGCTCCGTTAGCAAAATATTTTAGAACGGGCTGTGCCTACGGAAAGGATTAGTAGATGCAGATACTTTTGCTAAAGTTGGTTCTTCTTCCGAAATTTCTTCATTGATTTCTTCGCAGTATTGGTCGTACTTGATTTTGAAATCATTGAAAGAACCGTTATATCCACAGATTTTAGCAATAGCGTAGGCAGATACATATTCATCGTTCAAAATTACACCTCCCTTATTTGATGATAAGGGAATTATAACATAGAAAGGAGAAGAATGTTGCATAGCATTGAAGAATTAAAAGATACCCTCTACCAGCAAATCGAAACGCTGGCAGAGGAAAGTAAGAAAACATCAGATACGGAAACAAAAATTCGCATTGCAGGCGAAATCGACCGTATCGCTGAAACGATTATTAGGATTGATGCCGATTGAGTATTGATTCGATGCTAGATATGTTTCTTTCGATAGATTTTAGCTCTGAAAGATTTTTAATGCTTTTTAAATTACTTAATTTATGAACAGCACAACAATCAGAACTGGAAACATACCAAGCACAATCGCGGATGCAATCTCTAAAATCGTTAAGTGGACATTTGTTAATGGTTACCACCTCCTTATGGAGGATTATAACACGGAAAGGAGTTGGATGGAATGGACGAGTTAGTGAAAGTCAATTTTGATACACAGACAGTATCGGCAAGAGATTTATACGATTTATTATCGAAAGAAGACGGAGTTAAAGGTACAGAACGTTTTAGTAAATGGTTTGAAAGATATTCTGGGTATGGATTCGTACAGGGCATAGATTTTTCAACCCCGAACAAAAAAGTACGGGTTCAAATCGAGGGAACCAGAGAGGTTCAGCGAGAGGTAGACGATATTGATATTTCTGTTGATATGGCAAAACAGATTTGTATGTTGCAGAGAACGGAAAAAGGAAAAGAAATTCGCCAGTACCTCATCGACTTGGAAAAGGCGTGGAACACACCGGAGCAGGTATTTGCCAGAGCGTTAAAGATGGCTGACGAGAAAATCAACAGCCTTAAGGAAAACAACACAAGGCTGATCGCGGAAAATCAGCGAATGAAACCGAAAGAAATCTTTGCTGATGCTGTAGCAACAAGTCACACATCAATTCTTATCGGAGACTTGGCAAAGCTGATCTGCCAGAACGGCTATCAGATAGGACAGAAGCGGTTGTTTGAGTGGTTGCGTGAGAATAACTTCCTTATTAAAAACGGTTCATCAAAGAATATGCCGCAGCAGAGATATGTTGAACAGGGGGTATTCGAGGTAAAGGAAAGCAACGTGCAGAATCCGGATGGATCAGTAAGGATCACTCGGACAACCAAGGTAACCGGTAAAGGTCAGATATACTTCGTCAACAAGTTCTTGGAAAGAGGTTGCGCTGATGAAGAATAGAACGAAAAACTGGTAGCCACCAACAACTCATATGGAGTTTGGAAAGATTAACAGGAGGAATTCATGGATAAACAAACGAATATTGCTTTAAGAAAAACATTGGATCAGATCGGCGCAAGCCATTCGCTCAAAGGATACACATACACAATTAGAGCGATAGAGAAATGTCTGGACGACAGGGATGCGCTTAGATGTGTTATGAAGGAAATTTATGCAAAAATCGCAGAAGAGAACGGAACTACCGCATCCAAAGTAGAAAGAAACATTCGGAACTTAATAGACGTCACATGGATAAATGGCAATGTGAATGCGATCAATGAGATTTTTGGTTATACGGTTTCGCCGAAAAAGGGGAAGCCAACCAATTCAGAATTTATTGCGGTAATAACAGATTTTGTGTCCTTGCACGGGCAGGAAATTGAAAGCGATTCTTATAAGTGGCGGGAGTGAAGTGCGTATGAAGAAGTTGGCAAGGGTGATTGAATTTGTAGGCGCGGCGATCTTTTTTCTTTGTATGTGTGCGGATGCAACGGAAAATCCTATTGTAGCGGTACCGACCATAATCAGCTTACTTTTATTGTATGCCGGATCAAGAATTGAAGGAGGATGGCAGGATGCGGAAGAGATTGTCGAAGATCATGATTATTATGTTGATGGTGATGACACTGACGATGGTATTACCTACATTACATACGACAGCAACGGAACCGAGCAATACATGGATTTCAAATGAGTATCTTCCTTATATAAAGGAGATTTCAAACGAATATCATATTTGCCCGGAAATGGTAATGGCGATTATCGAGCATGAAAGCAGTGGACAAGCAGATGTGGAGAATGGTGGATGCAAAGGTCTCATGCAAATTTATGAAAAATATCACAGAGACCGGATGGAAGGTCTTGGAGTAGAAGATCTCTATGATCCGTATGGGAATATTCTCGTTGGATGCGATTATTTGGCGGAGTTGTTTGAAAAATATGATGGAGACATGAGCACAGTCCTTATGATCTATAGCGGAAAATCAGATGCGTTGACCAGAACATACGAGAATCGCACTGAATATGCCAAAAGCATAATGAACAGGACGGTTGAACTTGAAAGACTTCATGAAGAAACGGAATCAGACTTTGGAGAGGGTCTATAAACACTACTACATTATAATACGAGGAGAATTTCAAATATGAATAAAGAAACAATGGAAAACAACAAAGTGGAACTGGCAGGCGTGATTATTTCAGAGCCGGAGTTTATGTATGAATCATACGGAGAGAATTTTTACAAAATGTCTCTTGGAGTAAAAAGAAAGAGTGGCGCCGTAGACGAGATCCCATTAACCATTTCAGAAAGACTGTTTGACATGGAGGACAGATATTCAGGAATGGCGGTAAGGGTTTCTGGAAGTTATCGATCATTCAACAAACAGGAAGGTACCAGACGCCGGTTGATCTTATCCGTGTTTGTTTGTGACATCGAGGCGATTGACTCAAAAGATGCGAATATTGACAAGAATTGCATTACGATCAATGGATATGTTTGCAAAGAGCCGAATTACAGAGAGACACCACTTGGCCGCGAGATCACAGACATGCTGATTGCAGTAAACAGAGATTATGGGAAATCTGATTACATTCCGTGCATTGCCTGGGGAAGAAATGCAAGATTTGCAGGCGGATTTAAAATCGGGACCCGTGTTAAGTTGATTGGCAGAATCCAGAGCCGAGAATACGACAAGAAGATTTCTGACACGGAGTTTGAGAAGAAAGTGGCTTATGATGTTTCCGTAAGCAAATGTGATGTGATTGAGGAGGGGAAAAATGAAAATAACAATTAAGAGTATTCACATCGAGAATTTCAAGGGAATCAAGATGCTTGACGTGACTTTCTCGGGCAAAATGAAGATCAGCGGACAGAACGCCGTAGGAAAGACAACGATCTTTGATGCGTTTACATGGCTGCTTTTCAACAAGAACAGTTCTGGAGAGGAAAAGTTTAATGTACGACCACTGAACGAAGGAATACGAGTTGATAATGTGGAGATCAAGGTGTCTGCCATTCTGGATGTAGATGGAAAGGAAGTTGAACTTTCCAAGACACAGAAACAGAACTGGGTTAAGAAGCGTGGAACCGATACGGCAGTATTGCAGGGGAATGTTAATTCGTTTGAGATTGACGGCTATCCGAAGAGTGAAGCGGATTTCAAGGCATATGTTTCGGAATTGGCACAGAGCGAGGAAATGTTCAAAATGCTGACTAATCCGCAGTATTTCTCTTCCTTGAAATGGAAAGACCAGAGAGATATTCTTATGAAACTTGTTTCAGAGGTTTCAGATGTAGAGTTGGCACAGACGGACGCGAAGTATGCGCCATTGCTTTCGGAATTAGAGAAAGCACCGTCTACGGATGATATTAGAGCAAAATTTTCCAAAGCATTGAACGAGTGGAAGAAGAAGCAGGCAGAGATTCCAGTCCGAATTGACGAAGCCATGAAATCCAAGGTTGACATCGATGTTGCAGAACAGGAACTTGCGAAAACAGACTTGGAAACCAAAATTGCAGATATTGATGCGAAGATCAAAGATTCTGACGGAGTAATGATGGAGTTAGGACGTGAAGAAATGCAGCTGCAGTTTGATATGTCTGGAATTATGCAGACTATGAATCGCGATCTGACAAACAGGAGAAGCGAGATCGAAGCAGAATTACGCGATTTGCAAAACGAGATAAAGCGATTTGCAGATACTATTGCTTTGAAAGAGAGACGGGTTTCAGAAAACGAGACGGTTATTTCCAATGCTGATTCAGAGCGGAAAAGGCTTGGAGAGGAGTACAACGCAGAAACAGCAAAGGCTTTTGATGAATTCCCATATCTGTTTGATGAATCAAAGTGGGTATTTGATGAAAACAGCACCGTTTGCTCATTGTGTGGTCAGAAGTTGCCGGAAGATAAAATCGAGCAGTTAAAGGCTGATTTTGAAAGCAGAAAGCGAAAAGCCAAGTCGGATGCAGAAGAAAAGTTAAAATCAGAAAAGATCAGATTTGACACAGAAAAGAGAACAGTACTGAACAGATTGGTTGATATTGGCACAGAGAGAAAAAATCTTATCACAAAATTAAGGGATGAAAATGCCAAAGTAAAGGAAGAAATAAAGTCCTTAAAGGAACAGGAGCAGGAAGATATTGCAAAAAAAGAAAAAATTTGCCAGCAGTTATCATCGATTCCGGAAATTGCCGATTATTCGCAGAATGAAGAGTATGTGAAGATGAAAGCCAGACACGATGAAGTTCTGGTAGAAATCGAAAAGATGAACGCCAATGGGGAGAATGCAGCAGTTGAATCATTAAAATCTGAAAAAGAAGAGATTCAGGCACGTCTTTATGATGTAAACAAAATCATTGCAAAGGCATCTATGAATGTTGAGATTGACGAGCGTATTTCCGAGTTGCAGACAGAGCAGAAAGAGATCGGGCAGAAAGTTGCCGATCAGGAACACATTCTTTACCTGTTGGAAGAGTTTATTCGTTTCAAACTCAACAAGGTTTCTGAATCAATCAACAGTCACTTCAAGACCGTAAAGTTCAAGCTTTTTGATATGCAGTTAAACGGAGGTATGAAAGATTGCTGCGAGTGTACCGTGGGTGGTGTCCCATATTCATCTTTGAACAGCGGACATAAAATTGTAGCCGGGCTTGACATTATTCGGTCTCTTAGCGAGTTATACGGCGTGAGTGCCCCAATTTTTGTTGATAATGCGGAGAGTTTGACTAGCGAGCAAACAATGAGATCGCAGTTAATATTGCTTATAGCAAAAAAACCGCAATATATGGATGAACACGGCGAGGTACATGATATTGATGATAATTATGATCCAACGATACACAAACTTGTATATGATGGTTCGTTGAAGGTGGAGGGAGTTTAGATGGGAGAGAGTATTAAAACATACAAAGGATTTAATAAAGACATGACTTGTCGTGACTTTCAGTACGAAGAAGGAAAGGAATACGCGGAAGAAAGCGTAGAAGTTTGCGATCATGGATTTCACGCTTGCGAGTATCCGCTGGATTGCTTGCATTATTATTCTCCAAATGAAAGCGTATACCACGAGGTAGAGCAGAGCGGAGAAATCCAGAAACATAATGATGATACTAAGGTAGCATCTACAAAAATTAAGATCGGAGCAGAAATCAGTATTGCTGGTCTTGTTAAAGCTGCAATCGAATATACGGTAAAACGTGTAAACAAGGACGCTGAAAGCGATGAAAAGCACGGAGCATCCTCGGCAACCGGCACCTGTGGAGCATCGTCTGCAACCGGAGACTACGGAGCATCCTCGGCAACCGGAGACTGTGGAGCATCCTCGGCAACCGGCAACTGTGGAGCATCGTCTGCAACCGGATACAAAGGAGCATCCTCGGCAACCGGCAACTGTGGAGCATCGTCTGCAACCGGATGCTACGGAGCATCCTCGGCAACCGGAGACTGTGGAGCATCGTCTGCAACCGGATGCTACGGAGCATCCTCGGCAACCGGAGACTGTGGAGCATCGTCTGCAACCGGATGCTACGGAGCATCCTCGGCAACCGGAGACTGTGGAGCATCCTCGGCAACCGGCACCTGTGGAGCATCGTCTGCAACCGGATACAAAGGAGCATC